TAAACTATTCCACTTAACGGAGTCCGTATGCCTCGCACCAGCTCGTCTACTCGTAGGTACAGTTACAAATATACCGACTTGTTGACGGGTCAGAGTACAAATTCCTCTGGGGATTATCCCAGTTGGTATTTTACTCGTTCTGATGTGAAGCGTATTCCATTTGATCCTTGGAAATTTCGGCCTCCGAGTGCCTACTCCGCAGAAATGTGGAGGTACTCTCGTCCTACTGGCACTCTCTTTACCGAGGGCGCCGGGTATAAACGGAAGTACGAGGGCACTATGTGGTTCAGTCAAAATCTTGTTTCCGTACCTGGTATCGATACCAGGCTCGGCTCTGCAGCCGAGGTGCAAGCTCTACTTGCCTTGAAAGATCAAAAGATCAATCTTGCGCAAGCTTTTGCAGAACGCGCTCAGACGGCGAATCTAGTCGCTAGCAACGCGAAAGCGATTGCTAAGATGATGATGAATCTCCGTCGCGGCAAGTTCGGCAAAGTCCGCCCCAAGGATATTCCCCAACGGTGGATGGAGATGCAATACGGTTGGAAGCCTTTGCTCTCCGACGTCTATGGTTCATGCGCGGCGCTTGCTGATCGGTACTCCGACATCAAGCACTACCGTATGACCGTCAGAGGAAAGAAGCAAAAGGATATCACCGACCACTATGAATTGGTGGAGAACGGTGGTACCGACGTTGTCGTTCGAGGGAAGGAGAAATGTTTAGTTTCCCTTTCCTACGTTCCAAGCAACGTCCTTCTGCGCTCCTTGAATGAGGCGGGTATTACAAACCCACTTCAGCTCGCCTGGGAACTCATGCCATACAGCTTCGTGGTCGATTGGTTCTATCCCATTGGGGATTGGCTATCGGCCATGGACGCTGCTACTGGCTGGACTTTCATAGGCGGGTCGAAGACTCATGCAAGACGCGTAACCGCAGTCGGAGTTGGCCCGCTAAAGAAGAATGCTCCAGCATGGAGCGGACTTCTCACGCATAGGGAATATAGGTCGAAAATGGATCGCACGACCTACATCTCTTCGCCAATTCCGTTATCCCCAGGTAAGTTGAAAAACCCCTGGTCTTACGACCACGTAGCAAATGCGCTAAGCCTTTTGGCACTAGCGTTTGAGCGAAAAGGTCGTTAACAACCGTTCCCTGTAAGGGGAGCATGACAATCACCCTCCATTTGGAGTAAGCGAATGCCCGCTTTTGGCAACGTGGTCATCAATGATGGCCAAGGTACCCCGGCTGCTCACACCTTCGCGCCTGTGGCGATCGAAGGCACTGTGGCCAACTACGCCGACCGCGCTGGCGGTATCCCTGTGGGTTATGGACTCCTGTCCATTGGCCTGCGGAATCCGCCGAACGGTAATGGTGTCTACAAGGCTGCTGTCAAGGTGTTGATTCCGACCCTTGAGCAGTCTTCCCCGAGCACGTCAACTGGTATCCAGCCGGCTCCGACCGTGGCTTACACCACGGCGATCCATATGGATTTCCTGCTTCCGGCGCGTAGCTCGCTTCAGGAACGCAAGAACATTCTCGCTTATGCGAAAAATGCTCTTGCCCACGCCACTGTAAGTGCCGTGGTCGAGAATCTGGAAAATGTCTACTGACGTTTTTCAGTCTGTCCTTTCGGACGCTCTCGGTTCTCTCACCATTAGGATGATCCTATGGCTAAGAAGTGTACTCGCGCTCATAGGAGCGCTAACGTTGCTGTTCCTCTTGACGGTAAATGGTTCATCGACCGGTTCTCTGAACATGTCGGTGGGCCACTCGCGTCAGAAATCCGCGCAGCCTGCGCAAATGGGCTATCCCCTTTCAGTAGGGGGATTGACCCAGGAGCCTACAGCTGTGCTGATTCCTTTAGACGAGACTACCAACTAAGCGAAATGCTGTCTAAGTTCGACGATGAGAAATCATCTTCGGCTAAGGCAGCCGCTGCGATGGAAAAGTTTCATCTAGCGGAGGAGCGATGCCGTCAGACCAATGATCGCTTTGCTACCTTCATCGGTGGCTCGCTTACAAACGAGCTATCCGTTGAGGCCGTACTTTTTACGGCCCAGCGAAAAGTGATGAAGCTGCTCGGCGACCTTGATCTTGACGAAGTCGCATCGGGGTTCGGCTTCGGGCCAGGCGCTTCAACACGCCTGTCTCGTCGCCGGTCAGACACCTGGTACAAATTTCAGGGTAGACCTGAAGCAACGTATAACTGCGCGATCTTCGCTCATGCTGTTTTCCAGCATGCCCCTCTGTGGAAGCAGGGGGTGCTCAATGAGAGCGATGGTTGCACGGACACAATCAAAGTCGTCCGTGCTAATCGCGTCGTCACTGTGCCCAAGAACGCTAAGATCGACCGAGTCATCGCTATCGAGCCCGACATGAACTTGTTTGTTCAGAAGGGCTTCGGCGCGGTAATTCGATCTCGTCTTAAGAAGGTCGGAATTGACCTCAACGATCAAACTAGGAACCAAGTGCTCGCGCACCAGGGCAGTTCAGATGGATCGCTTGCGACCATCGATCTGTCCATGGCTAGCGACACTGTTTCTAGAGCAATCGTTGAACAGCTCCTTCCTCCCGACTGGCTGCAAGCACTTGAGCAGTGCCGCAGTCCGGAGGGCGTTCTTCCTTGTGGTAGAATAATACGCTACCATAAGTTCTCGAGTATGGGGAACGGCTTCACGTTCGAGCTTGAGAGCCTGATATTTTGGGCTCTCTGCTCGGCGGTCGCTGACCTTATGCACGAGAGGGATCGTCGAATCGCTGTTTACGGTGATGATATCATCGTCCCGACGGCAGTGGTAGAGCCAGTCATTGGGATTCTTGAGTTCTGCGGTTTTTCCGTGAACCCCAAGAAGTCCTACTGGTCTGGCCCGTTCCGCGAAAGTTGTGGTAAACATTTCTTTCACGGAGTCGACGTTACTCCTTTCTACGTCCGTTCACAACCGAGGAAGCTAAGCGATGTATTCCTACTCCACAATAACATTGTGCGTTGGTGTCACCACTCAGGCCTCGGTTACCGGGACGACTCGACCGGACTTCGTGTTTTATGCGAAGCTATCCGACAAGTCGTGCCGGCGAACTGGCGTAGGCCACGTATCCCTCTTGGATATGGCGATGGTGCCTTCATCGGATCCTTTGATGAGTGCACACCTCGACGTGCCCGAAGGGGTTTCTGCGGATGGGTTGTGGAGGTTCTTGTTGAACCTCGACACCTGTCAGACAGAGGCGGCCACTCGCGCCTCCTTAAGAGCCTTTGGGCGCTTGAGAGACGACGATCTGGCCTTTCACGTGGACATTACGTGGGGCTTCGATCCGTTCAAGGTAATAACCTTGGACGGCTTCCGTTTGTTGCTCGGCAAGCTTTCCCAGGACTCGTCCTGGCTGAGCAAGTCGATGCAACTTCTGGATTCGAAGTTCCGCTTAGTGTGAGGGCTAGGGTGTTGAAATCCCTAGTACCACAGTGGGC